TTCAATCCGTTCTCACGCAAACGCTTCCCGGAGTGAACTTTAAGCCGCTCGATCAATCCAGCCCCGATGATATTGACAAAGCCAAGGCTGCCGAGAAGTATGCCTACCTCTACGACCGCCAGAACGATATAAAAGACCTGATGGGGCAGATCGTCCGCATGTTCGCCATGAGCGGCAGATGCGTCACCTGGACGCGAACGGAAGAGGACGGGCAGCGGTTCGGCTGGGAAGCCGATGGCGTCACGCCGAAGAAATTCCAACGCACGACGGTTCACGGAACATTGGAAACGAAAGTTTCCATATCGGCGCGGGAGTTCGATAACGATTTCCTATACACGATCATCTATAACGATATCGACATCAAGGCGGCGCGCGACAAATACCCGTGGATTGCCGACAAGATCAAAGCTGGTAACCCAGCTATCGGCGAAAATCAATACGAACGCTGGGCTCGCCTTGGCGTCCTGAACGGATCTCGTGGGCAAGCGCAGATCGGCGATACGCTTACGCACGTAGTGACTGAGGCGCATTGCTTCTTGCGGCCTGCCGCACTGTTTGGAGAACAGTACAAAGACGATCAGAAAGACCGCAGCCAGTTCGAGCAGATGTTTCCACACGGTGCTCGCGTGGTATTCGTCGGCGATGTGTACGCACAGAGCTTCGCAGAGTGCATGGACGACCACATTCATATCGAGTTCCCTTACCAAGGCGATGGAATGTCTCGCCAACCATTCATGGAGTCGATGGCGGTCGTTCAGGACAACTTCAACGATCTGTGCAATTGGCTCCGCGAGAAAGTGGATACTGGAGCCGGTTCTTTGTGGGTGGACGGAACGCAGGAGGATGTAGACGCTGTGACATCGCAGCGGGCCGCTCCCAATGCGATCCGACCGTGGAAATCTCCTTCTACCGGGAAACTCCAAGATGCGTTCTTCAAGGAAGCCGAAGTACAGATACCCGAGACGCTTTTCAAACTACTGGAATTTCTACGTGGGCAACTCCCTGAATTTCTGCTCGCTGCTCTACCTTCGCTCCAAGGCGGCGAGATGTCCGACAACAAAACAGCGAGCGGGTATGCACAGGCGAACGCCCAGGCGAAGGGGCAACTTTCAATAATCTGGGCGCGTATGCAGCGCATGTTCGCGCGCATCCGGTATCAGTCCGTGTTGGCTGCAAGTGAGGATGAAGCGCTATCCGGCACTGTGCAGATTCCCGGTATCGAAACGGGAGATACAATCAGCGTGGATCTGGATGCCCTCAAAAAAGGCAACTTCGGCTGTTACCCGGATGAAGATTCTGGATTCCCGGAGAGCACAGCACAGAAACGCGCGAACCTCGACAGTATGATCCAACTCGCCGGCCAATCTCCGATGGTCGCACAGTTACTCGACAACCCAGACAACATCGAAGAGTTTGCAGAATTGAAGGGATTCCCTGGCTTGGTGCTTGTCGCGGCAGAAGCTCGCACGAAGCAACTATTCGAGATCCAGCAAATGCTGGAGGAAGCGCCTATTCCTCCAGATCCGGCGATGGTCGAGGAAGCGATGACGATGCACGCCGCGGCTTCTATTTCGGCACGCCACACCGGACAGCCGGAACCACCGGCTCCCGATCCACAGGCGATGTTGAAGCCCAGTGTCCCAGTGGACGAACTAGACTTCCATCAATTCGAGTTTGCCAAGTGCCAAGAGTGGCTTTCCAGTTCCGACCGTAGAGATCAGGATCGGCGCGGAAACCAGCAGGGAGTCGCAAACGTGCGGCTACATGCGCTGGCGCACAAGGCAATGCTGTTGCAACAAATGGCACAACAAGCGGCAGCGACAGCGCCTCCACCAGCACAGACGCCGCACAAGGGCAAAGCGCCCGAAGCAAAGCCGCAACCAACCGCGCCAGCACAGGCAGGAGCACAGGCAGCATGATAAACAGCGAGTTTCTACTAGAGTACAGTCTCCCATTGGGATATCGGTGGCTAACTATCTCCGGGCAAATTCTGTTTCCATATTACGGCTGTTCTGGTGGTGTAACTCCATCCGCATGTAGTTTCATCGTCAGAAATATGCTGAAAGGATTTGACGGAGATCTCGGAATCGACGTTATCCACAGTGATACAAACGGCCAATGGGCGTCTCTTAGGTTCTTGTATACTGACAGCCGAGAAGAAATAATTCGCAAGATTGATTTAACTGTACAAAGATTAGAGGAACTTGAATCATGGCAGACGATTTCGCAACAGTAGAAGCGCCGGAACTTGAAGTAGGCGGCGAAACGACGGAAACAGTCGATACGGGAGCCGACGTAACGGCTGAGCCCGAAACTGCCGAAACGACAACCGAAACGGATGCGGAGGTTCAACCCGGCCAGTTACGCCCCGTGGAGAATGGGCGCCTGTCTCCCGCAGCGAAGGCCGCACTCGATCAGGTGAAGGCGACCGACCCGAAGTTGGCGGCATCGTTCCAAAAGGCGTTGTTTCTCGCCGACCGGGTGGCGAGAGAGCTTCCCGGTGGCTTCAAGGAAGTCCAGCAACTCAAACAGACTATCGAACAACTGGGCGGCGAGCAGGGCATTCAGGAGTTCCAGCAGGAGCTTGGCGGGTGGCGAGACTTTGATGAGCAGTTCACCGCCGGGGACCCAAAGGTGCTGGAGTTTCTGACTGGCACGCCCGAGGCGAAGGATGCTTTTCTGAAGATTGCGCCGCTGGCCTTCGACAGATTCGCCAAGATCCACCCAGACGGCTACAACTCGTACATTTCGCAGGTATTTCTGTCAGACATGGTAGCGGAACAACTACCATTGGCCTTGGAGCGCATGAAGGACTTCATCGGCGAGAATCCAAAGGCGCTGGAAGCATGGAACAAAGTCGCGGGTTACTTCAATCGCATCTCGGAACTGGCGAAGAAGCCGGCGGCGGCCCCGGCGAGCGTCGCTCCGGTAGCGGATGATGGACGCGTCAAGGAATTTGAAACGCGCGATCAGAACCTTCGCAAACAGGAATGGAAGGCCGAAACCGACAAGCAACACGCTCAGATTTTCAACCAGGCATGGACAAAGTTCAAGACATCCATTCCACCCAAGCAGGAAGCTCTGGTTCGGCGGCTCTACGGTTTCCATCTGAACGAACTTCTGACGAACAAGAAGGACTTCACAACCAACCTTTCCCGGTTCTTCCAGGCCAAGCAGAAGGACGGTTTCCTTCGGACACACGAAGCGGCTTACAAGGAAGCCGTTCCGCTTGCGATCCGGCGGGCAATGGCGGAAGCTGGAATCGGCCCTGCTAAGACCCCTGTCGCTGTTGCCAGACCGGGCCAAGTTCCGACAGCGAAACCCGCGCCGACCGGCTGGACCCGCGTGAATCAAAAGCCCACCTACGATCAGTACGACAAGCGGCTGACGACCGCTGATATGGTCGCACGCAAGCAAGCCATCCTGAAGGACGGTAAGCGCGTAACATGGGCCTGAAGTGGAAGACCTGATTTCCTACTTCTCGATAGCGAACCCCGGCAAAAAGCCATCTAAGGGCGTACTCCAGCCTAAGCAAACGCGCTGCCTAAACTATCTGAAGGCGACTGGGGGCGACGTACCGACAATCATTGGCCTTGGCGGTTCGCGTGGTTCAGCGAAAAGCAAGGCACTCCGCGATTGCGCGATTCTGCTGGCGACGGAGTACCCTAAGATTCCCATCTATATCGTGCGCCGAGTCTTGGGCGATCTGCTCGAAAACCACATGGAAAAAATCGCTCTGGAATGGCCTCAGATCGATAAACTCTACAGGACTGGCGACTACGAGTACTCCTTGCCAAACGGCAGCCGCATTGCCTTCGTGTACGCCGAAAACTCCATTGACGTGAAGCGTGTCTCCTATGGACCAGAATGCGCTTTCCTGCTGATCGACCAAGCGGAGCAGTTCAGCGAGGACGAACTGATTTCGTTCCGCCTCTGTAATCGCTGGCCGGGATCTCCCAAGGGATTCGCCAAGACGGGCCTATTCTTCAACGTCGGCGTGGACGATGGCAAAGGGCTGCCGGCGCTCGGAGCGGAATACCTCCGCCGCATCTTTCATCTGCACCATTACAAGCCGGAGGAAGACCCGAAGGCTTACGCCTTCATCCATACGTTCGGTTGGGACAACTTTGAGTGGTTCCGGGGCGAAATGGAGGAACTGACGCTAGAGCAGTTCTACTCGCTATCGAATGAGGAGCGGTTTTACCTCTACATTCACCATACGACGCACGGAAAGATGATGAATAGCCTGCCAGAGCATCGCCGCAAAGGCGAACTGCTAGGCAGCTTCGACACGTTTGCAGGGCAGTATTTTGGCGACGTATGGGGCGACCACTGCATTCTGAAGCCTGAACTGGTCAATTCCATCATCCAACCGTGGTGGACGCGCTGGATGGCTCAGGACTGGGGATTTGGCGATCACGACGCCCACGGCTGGTTCGCTACCGGCAAACTCTCGCCGGAGGACTGGGTGAAGCACTTCGGTGGCTCTTGTGAATGGCCCGTGGATGTGGTGATTATCTACCGCGAACTCATCACCGTGGGCCGCGCCGAAATGGATCTCATCAACGATATCGTGAGCATGACTCCAGAGGCAGAGCGCCGGTATATCAGTGATTTTTTTCTGTCCCAGGATGCGCCGGGCCAGAAATCTAAGCAGCGGGGCTCTAATACGGTTGGCGAAGCGTTCAATAGTGTGTTGAAACGAAACAAGATGTGCCCGTTCAGCACTGCGGACCAAGACCGGATTAACGGTTGGCGCTTTATGTATAACTGCCTCCGTCAAGCAGGATTACGTGGATGTAACGTGGACAAAGAACGGGCCAAGCAAGGACCAGCCCTGTTTGTGAGCGCGAATTGCCCGCAG